CGATCAACAAGGACACGGCCGAGCTGCACCATGAGCTCGTGCCGTTTGATGCCGATCTCGCTCAGCGTATGTCCGATCGCGCCGTGCGGATCCTGCAGGCTACCGACGCTGGCGAGCTGCTGCCGCGCATCGCTGCCAATCGTGATTTCTTCGAATGCCGGTTCTGTGCCCATGCCGAGCGGTGCTGGGGGCTGGCCACATGACCGATGAGCACACCGACCCATCCAACCCCGAGCAGGACCTGACCATGCGCGATGACACGACGCCCGATGCACCCATGACGCCTGATGCACCCAAGGAAAACATTGTGCATTTCAATCCTTGGCGGGATTTCAACGACGCGGCCCCGCAAACCGACCCATTCGGCGATGAGCCTGATCTCGAGCAGATCACCCAGTTCATGCAGGTCGTCTTCGGCTATTGTGACGGGCTGATCCCGGTCCGCAGTTTCATCGACAAGGGTCAGGGCATCGATGGCCGCCCGCACAACATCTGGCTGGAGGCAGATCAGGCCGCGCCTGAAAAGATGGCGACTTTCGCCACATGGGCCTCCCGCGAGGGGGCCGCGGTCTACGTGATCCCCGGCACAGTGGCCGCGCCCGGTCAGGCCAAGGCCGCCGAGATCCTCCAGATGCAGACCGTGGTCGTCGATCTCGATACCGGCGATATCGCTGCCAAGCGCGCCCATCTGGAACGCCATCTCGGCGCACCGACCATGGTGGTGGAGAGCGGCGGCGTGACACCAGAGGGCCAGCGGAAAGCGCACATCTGGTGGGCGCTGACCGAGCCCGCCGAGGGCGACGACATCGCCCGTGTCTGCCGAATGCGCGGGGATATCGCGGCCAAGGTCGGCGGTGACATGCATTTCCGCTCCGCCCACCAGCCGATCCGGGTGGCAGGCAGCGTCTACTACAAGAACAGCCTCAAGACGCAGGTGCGGATCGTCGAGCTGAACGCCGACCGCGAGCGTGACTTGGCCGAGTTCATCGAAGCGGTCACAGACATGCCGCCCGCGCCTGGGGTGTCGCTGCAGCCCGAGTTCACGCATCCCGACAAACCGGCCATGGACGATGTGCTGGTGACCCCGGTGCGCGAGGGGGCGCAGGACGATTGGTCCCGCTTCGAGGGTGCGTCGGCTGCGATCGGGTATTTCATCCGCATGGTCCACGAGGGCCGGATGACAAAAGACGAAGGCTGGGAAGGCATCTGCGGCTACAACGCCGCGATGTTGCGGCCGCAATGGCCCGTGGAACGGCTCAAGCGGGAGTCCGAGCGGCTCTGGGAGCGCCATGTCGAGAAATACGGACCGCCCCTGATCCGGCTCGATTCCGGTGCACCGGGACCGGTTGAAATGCCCGCGTTCACTCTGGGCGCGTTGCTGGACGACCAGAGTCCGATGCCGGAGGACATCATCGCACCGCGCGTTCTGACACCGGGCGGGCTCTTGGTGCTGGGTGGCGCGCCCAAGGTGGGCAAGAGCGACCTTCTGATCTCCTGGCTCGTCCACATGGCAGCAGGCGTGCCGTTCCTCGGGTTCACCCCGCCACGGCCGCTGCGGATTTTCTATCTGCAGGCCGAGATCCAGTATCACTACCTGCGCGAGCGGCTGAAGCAGATCGCCCTGCCACCAGAGGTAATGGCCGCCGCGCGCAATACTTTCGTGGCCACCCCAAAACTGAAGATGCTGCTCGACAACGAGGGCAGCGTGCGGGTGGCCCGCGCCGTGCGGACGGCCTTCCCCGATGCGCCAGTGGACATCATCTGCGTCGACCCGATCCGGAACCTGTTTGACGGTGGGCCGGACGGCGGCGGCGAGAACGACAACACCGCCATGATGTTCTTCCTGAAGGAACGGGTGGAGGTCCTGCGCGACCATATCGACCCCGACTGCGGCGTGATCCTGATCCACCACACGAAGAAGCTTAGCAAGCAGCAGGTAAAGGACGATCCCTTTCTCGCGCTCTCCGGCGCCAGCGCACTGCGTGGGTTTTATACCTCCGGTCTGATCCTGCATCGGCCCGACGAGGATTGCTCGCAGCGCAAGCTGGAGATTGAGCTCAGGAACGGTCCCGCGCTGCCGCCCAAGGTGATCGACAAGGTCGGCGGCCAATGGGTCGAGATCAACCCGATGAACGAGCGTCTGGTGCGTCAGGAGGTGGGAGCCAAGCATGATGCGGAGCGCGCCCGGAAGCACGATGTGATCCTGGCAATTCTGCTCGATGAAGCCTCGGAGGGGCGGCTCTACACCTCGACGCAATTGGGTGAGGCCTTCGAGAACCAGCATGGTCTTGGAAGTCAGTTCACCATCCGCGAGCGCCTCGGCGTTCTGGCAACCAAGGGATTTGTGAAGTTCCGTCGTGACCTCTCCGAACAAGGCTTCGCGGCGACCCGGTCCCACTTCGGCTACCTGTGCGTGGAAGGCATGCGTTTCGGTCAGGATCCGATCATTGATCCCGCCACCGGCGAGGTGCTCGGAGAGGGCATTTCAGTCCAGCCGAGCCATTACAAGTGCCCCCATTCCGGCCGCGCCAGAGAGGTCGAGAACCCCGCTGTCTGGATCTATCCGGAAGGGGGCGATGAGTGACTTTGTCATATGACAGAGGCCTTTGCCATCCTCATGCCTCTGTCGTGAAGTCAATGAAATCAATAGCTTACCGATGACGATGACAAAGGTCTATGTCATGCCCCTCTGTCATCAAAAACAGGAGAAAACGATATGAAAACAGATACTTGCGCTACCGGCATGAGGAAGAGTGGCAACCCCTATACTAAGTATGAGGGGGGCGGACGTCGTCCCGCCCCCTCATACGACGATAGTATCCGCGCGACTGGTTTGCCCGATGCTGTTGTCGATCAAGGCAAGCGCTCCACTGGTGGCCAGTCTGCGCGCGTCGTTCACAAGATCAATTTCCGCGTGCTGCCGTTGCCGGGAACCGTGCTGATGCATGAGGGTCAGCGCTATATCGCGGTTGGCTCCGACCTGCACAAACGCCGCGACGGGCAAATCGTCCCGATCATCCTTTGGGAAAGCCACTGCGCGCAATGCGGTAGGCCATTCCAATGCTGGAGCGGTCTGCGATCGGGAACGCTGAATCGTCGCTGCCTTGATCACCGCGCGCCCGGCAAGGCGGTGGCTGGGGCCGGTCGCAAGCGAGTTGCCAAGCACCTCAGCAAGCACGGCAGGCGGAAGAAATCCTGAATTCATCCGACGACGGTGGCTCGTACCGCCAAGCACATGACCGCCGTCGTCTTCCACCCCCGCAGCCAACCCGAAAAGGAGACCACGATGGCTGAAGCGACTCTGACCACCAGGACGCATGAGGCAATCCCCGATCTGCCGCCTGCCTTACGCGCCGACCGCACCTTGCTCGCTCTCGATCTCGGCACGACCACTGGCTGGGCCCTGCATGGTGCCGACGGGCTCATCACCAGCGGAACTGCATCGTTCCGTCCTGGCCGGTTCGACGGCGGCGGTATGCGATACCTGCGCTTCACGAATTGGCTGGGCGAGTTTGAGCGGTTGTCCGGACCTATCGCCGCCATCTGGTTCGAGGAAGTCCGTCGCCATGCAGGCACTGACGCGGCCCACGTATATGGAGGCCTCATGGCGACGTTGACCGCATGGGCCGAGTTGCACAACGTGCCTTACGAGGGCGTGCCCGTCGGCACCATCAAGCGCTTCGCCACCGGCAAGGGCAACGCGAACAAGGACGCCATGATCGCCGCCGCCCGGGCGCGTGGCTTCACCCCGGCGGACGACAACGAAGCCGATGCCATCGCGATCCTGCTCTGGGCGCTGGAAACCCACGGAGGTGCGCAATGACCGGTATGCGCTTCACGCCGAAGGGCTTTGGCGGCCATCGTCGCCAGCCCGATGAGGTCAAACGCGACGGCTGGAAAGAACAAGGCCTGCTGGCCGTCGCCATTGACGATGACCGGTTGACCTGGCCGGAGCGGGAACTGGTGCGCCAGCTGGGCGAGCGTCTCTACGGCAAACGGGAACGGGAGATGCGCCATGGGTGAGTGGACAACCACACGGGTGGAGGACCGGCTGGAGAGCGCCGCCGACGTCTTCCGCACCTTGCCCGGCGTCATGCCGCAGGGCTTCTTCAATGCGTGGCCCGAGTATTTTCACAGCTTTGCCGACAAGGTCGGTCAGGAGCCGCAAATGCGTCACCCCCGGCCGGGCCCGCGCCAGATCACAGAAGCCGAGGAGGCGTTGCTCTGGTTGCGCTGGCTGGAACGGGATGACGCCCGGATCGTCTGGCTACGCGCCGAGCGCACCCCATGGAAACCGATCTGCTGGGAGATGGGACTGAGCCGGACAGCTGCGACCAAACGCTGGCAGTTCGGGCTCGCGGTAATCATTTGGCGTCTGCATGGCCGTGTGCCTCCCGCCCGGCGCTCGCAGCAGTTCGTGATTGAAAACGCAAATCGTCTGTCAAGAACAATCGTCCTGTGAGGAAATTTTCGGGTGTACATCGCAGGGCCTTACACATTTCGTCCAGGGGGTTAGAAAAGGGATATGCTCGGGAGAGGAGCGCGCAGGCAGAGGCCGCGCAGTTGGCTTCCGGGGTCCATCAAGGGGTCCAGCCGGGGTCCAATCCGCTAACTCATTGAATTTGTGGTTCCTTCCGGGCCACTTTCGTATGCTGGCGGGCGAAGCGCGCAATATCGCCAGCGACAGGGCCGGTTTTTTGGGAAGCCACCCCGGCGGGCATCCACCCGCGACCTGCTGAAAACCACAACAAAACAAACTCTTGGAGCCGGACACCCCGGCGGCCGCTGGACCATTTGCGGAGTCCAGGCTGGCTCCCGGTGTCCGGAGTCCAGGGGTCCACCCCATTGAGGCGAACCGACATCATGACGCTGAGCTTTGCCCCGGACGCGATCGAGACCTGGCCGCTGGCCAAGCTCCAGCCCTACGCGAAAAACGCAAAGGCGCACGGCGCGGATCAGGTTGCGAAGATCGCCGCCAGCATGGCCGAGTTCGGCTGGACGGTGCCCTGCCTCGTGGCTGACGACGGTGAACTGATCGCGGGCCACGGGCGGGTGCTGGCCGCGACGCAACTCGGGCTGACCGAGGCGCCGGTGATTGTGCTCGGGCATCTGACCGAGGCGCAGCGCCGGGCTTACCGGATCGCTGACAACAAATTGACCGAACTTGGCACTTGGGATGAGGCGCTACTGTCTGCGGAACTGAACGACCTGCTGGCCGAGGATTACGACCTGTCGCTGGTCGGATTCTCGGACGGCGAGTTGGACAAGCTGCTGGCCTATATGCCGGAGGAGGATGGCGACGAAGGTGGTGCCGGGGGATCCGTGCCACCGGTGACCATTCCCGAGCCGCCGCGCAATCCGGCATCGCAAACGGGCGACATCTGGATCCTTGGAGATCACCGGTTGCTCTGCGGTGACAGCACCAGCGCCACCGATGTGCGCCGCCTGATGAACGGCGAGCGCGCCATCCTGTTCGCGACCGACCCTCCGTATCTGGTGGATTACGACGGCTCGAACCATCCGACGCGGAACAAGGACTGGTCGGCGTCTTACGGCACAACGTGGGACGACAGTTCGCAGGGGGCCGAGCTCTACGACGGCTTCATCGCAGCGGCCGTGGCCGAGGCCATCACCGAGGACGCTGCCTGGTACTGCTGGCACGCCTCGCGCCGTCAGGCGATGCTGGAGGCTTGCTGGGAAAAAGCCGGGGCCTTCGTCCACCAGCAAATCATCTGGGTGAAAGACCGCGGCGTCCTGACCCGATCGCATTACCTCTGGAAGCACGAGCCCTGCTTCATGGGCTGGCGCCGCCCAAACCGCCCGCCGAAGGTGGCCGAGGAAACCCTGCCGTCCACATGGGCTCTGCCGAGCTTCACCAAAGATGAGCGGCCCGACCACCCGACGCCGAAACCGCTCGATGCGTTCGGGATCCCGATGCGCCAGCATGTGGCACGGGGCGGGCTTTGCTATGAGCCGTTCTGTGGTTCGGGTTCGCAGATCATGGCCGGCGAAGCCAACGGGCGGCGGGTGTTCGCGATGGAAATCAGCCCAGCATACATCGACGTCGCCGCTGAACGTTGGCAGGCCGAAACCGGTCGCGACGCGATCCTTGACGGCGACGGTCGAACTTTTACGCAAGTAAGGATTGAGCGGCTGGGCGACGGGGATGCCGTGCCCATGGACACGGATACGCCCGACAGCGAAGCCGACCCAGAACCCGCCCGCAAACCCAAATCCGCCGCGTGACATGCATGACCTGGCTTTACATCCCTCCGGACGCGCTTCCGGAACCGAAGACGCATGCCTGTTCGGCCTCTCACTCTGTTCCGGTGCCGGTGGGCTTGATCTCGGGCTCACCA